GTGCAGCACCGTCTCGTCGGTTTCGTCCCAGGACTTCCCTTCAACGGTCCAGCGGTAGCCGATCCGACCGTTTGGAAGCTGCCGAACCGACATGATATCGGGATAGATCGGCACCAAACCCACGGTCTGGCCCCGACTTTTGATCTTGCGGGCATAGCCATTGCCGCGCAGTTCGAGGCTTGCACAGACGAATTCCCAGAAATCTAGCGCCGTTTGCTGGCTGTTCGGGCTGTCGTGCAGCACCCGATACAGTGAATGATCCTTCGCCAGTTCCCGCGAGCCGTCTTTTGCCGTCCGATAAACCATAACCGGCAGCGATGCCTGTGTGCCCACCAGCAAATTCACGCATGCCCAGGCCGTCGACAGGCCGAGAACTGCGCTTTCCGTCATTGCCACGCCGGTAATGGTGTCGCCGGTGCTATTGCGCCAGTGCGACGGGTCGCGGATTGAGAGCGGCCCCTTGATCAAGGTGAGCAGCGCTGCCTTAAATCGGTTCATGCTGCCCCCGTAAGGCTCTTCAGGTAGTCATTGAGGCCGGCACCCTGCGCTGCCGGGTTCCGAGCCATCAGCGTCACCGAGTTGAACAACGCCATTGCCGGATCGATCTTGGCGTCACCGGCCGTCTGTTTCGTCGCCCGGATCCCGGTTGCTGTCGGCTCAATCTTCAGGTTCGGCACGCACCAGTTCATCAGTGGGCCGCCCGAGTGCTTGAGCAGGCCGGAGGCCAGCCGACGCTCTGCGCCTTTGATGCTGGACATCATCCAGCCACCCTGCGGCGCAGCGGCCAGCAATCCAGCTTCCTGCGTCACCCCGATTTCATCGAGGGCGTCTTCCATTTCGCCCAGGCCGGAGGCGTCAACCGCCACCCCGCCGAGCAATCCCATGCTTTTGATACGGCTTATATGCTCGATGATCGTGGCAACGTCGCCCAGTGGGTCGTCTAGAATGGTCAATTCGCCTGCAGTCTGGATGCGCTGCAGCGTCGTGACGATCTTCGGTCGGCGCTTCAGCACGCCCTTGTGGCACCAGGCATGCGACCAGGAGAGCCAGCGCTTCATCTTCCGCGTGACTTTCACTCCGTCAATTTCGATGTGGACCTCGATCTCCCCCGGCTCGCGACCGAGGACGTTGAGGCCGAACAAGTCATCGAGGCCACCGCCGTCGATGCCCACCACGGCAACTTCGCTGCGCTCGAGCAATCGGTCCAGCGCCTCATAATGGGAGAGCGCGGCCATCTCGGCATCTTCTGCGGCAGTCCAGTGATCAGCGCCAGCCCAACGGTTTGACCGCAGGTTCATGCCGATTTCGACATTGAGGTGCTTTGCCAGGAACGTCGCGAGCGTCGTCTTGTCGCCCGAAAGCTCCTTGATCATCTCCTCTTCCAGCCATTCCTGGCTGACCGAGCGACCTAAATTCGGGTTGGTCACATAGAAGTTCGCCGGATCTTCGTAGGCTTTTGCCTCGATCATCTTCTCCGGAAACTCATAGAGCACCGGCAGAAACTTCCGATTGACGATTCCGCCGTCCCGCACCTGGCGGGCATAGTCCAGTTTCGCCTTAAACACGCCGGCAGGCGGATCGTCACTCTGCGTCGAGAGCGAAATCACAAACCCCTCTGGCCGCGATACCAAGCCGCCAGTCGCTTCGCGCAACATTGCGTCCGCGCCAGCCCGCTTGCCGAACACCCAAAGCTCATCGATCAGGATGCGGCCAGACTTCTTGCCCGACACTGTGTCGGTATCAGCCGCCACGACCTTGAGCACGGCATCATTGCCAAGATGCTTGATGGTCCGGATATGATCCTGGACCGTGAGAAACCCGCCCTCGCCTGCATTGGCGTCGAGCTCAGGGTCGGCGCGGACCATTGCGGCCGCCGGCTTGTAGCTGTTCTGCGCGACCTCGATGGTCGGCGCCAGGATCAGCAGTTCTTCGTTGTGGCGCCAGTTCACGATCAACGCCGTGAGCATGATCGCCGCGGCGATCGTGGATTTCGTGTTCTTTTTGCTGATCAGCAGGAAGAACTCGGTCACCAGCTGCTTGCCGGTCTCGGCGTCATACGAGCCGAAGATCGCGGCGACGAAATCAAACACCCATTGATCACTGACCTCGCCGAAGGTCGGCTGGCCTGGCAGGTCGACCACTTTGAGGGCCTTGAAAACCCCCAGCGCATGATCGGCTTCGGTCTGAAACAGAGGCCGGAACGGTATCAATGAACGCTGGGAAACGATCCGATGCTCCCAATCCGGGCAAGCGGTCGACCATTCGAGCGTCATTTACCGACGACTGACAGCTGAGGCGGGCCGGGCCGCGGCGCAAACTTGCCGCCGGGCGCCGTCGACGCTTCGGCCGCACTCTTCTGCGCAGCCTTCTTGCCCTTCGGCGCCTCGGCAACCGTGTCGCCCATCGTCTTGAGGGCCAGCGCAATCGTCTGCAGCGTCTTGGCGCGAGACGGGAGGCTGATCGCCTGCCGGATTGCCTGGACCCGGTCGGGGTCGGTTTCGTTCATCTGGATGATGACTTCCATCTCGCCCTTATGGAGAGTTTCGGCACCCAGCTCATCGAGCATGCGCTCGGCGAGATTGCGGCCGCGGCCAAGAACTTCCTCGACCTTCGAAACCTCACCAATCGGCGCGACAATCGCGCCTTGGTTCGCACCCGCCGTTTGCTGCGAACCAGAGGGCTGGTTCGCGCGCGTCCATTTGCGCTTCTTGGCTTCCTTGCGGATCGCTGTATCTGAAATCTGAAACCACTCAGCAATCGCCCGGATACTCTGCTTTCCGGCCCGATATTCGGCCTCGATAGCTGGCCAATCTGTGGCTGTTTTTTTGGCGTTCATCGTGTGGTTCGCGCCTTGGTTCGCACCCCTGATTTCCACCAGAGGAAAAAATCCCTCGGTGAGGGCGACGTGGGTGCAGGAAAAGAGGGGTTTCCAGAGTTTCGGATGCCCCCCCAGAGGTCAGGACCAGCCCTGCTCCTGCGACCGCTTCTCACCGTCGTGATAGGCCTTGCTCACTGCCTGCAGGTTGCCGATATCCCAGAACAACTGTTCATCGCCTCGATGTGGGATCACATGATCAACCACTGGGCTGTTCGGTGCCGGGTGCTTGCCGATGAGCAGCACGCCTGTTTGCTGGCAGGTGTAGAGATCGCGGGCTAGCACCTGCAGCCGCAGCGCCTGCCACCTTGCTGAGTGATACCAGCCACGCACGGTGGCATCTGGGCTATATCGGGTATCGCGGACAGCTCGGGCCGTCTGCAGCTTGGGCGCCATCTTGGCCAGCCTGGGCTTCAATACCCTGATCGGCGCGCGTCTGTCTGCCAATGCCCTATGCCTTCTGCTTGGGGATGGAGAGGATGGGCATTAGGCGGCTGGCTTTATCTCGGTCTGCACATCAATGCAGGACGGCGCCACGCGTGCTGCCAGCCACAGCAGCGACGTCAGCAGCGCAATGCGAACGCGATAGCCGCGAGGCTTGGCGATCACAAGGCGCAGTTCCATATCCGGTAGGCTCATCGTTGCTACGGCCATCATGCTCTCCGATGTGTATGGTGCCGACGCGAGGGATCGAACCCCGGACATCCTGATTACAAGTCAGGCGCTCTACCATCTGAGCTACGAGGGCTGAATTGTCGCGCTTCTAGCCTCCTATGGGAGCGCCGTGCGCGCCGGTCGTTCTGGTTCGAACACTGCAATCATACCGGAAGACATTGCAGGTCTAGCCGGGGTGTGTGCCGGCGCCGCCGTAGGGAGCCCCATCATCAGCCTCGCTCTCCATCGAGTGAGGCCTAGGGGCTCCCATCTTGAAACTGGTTGCAGGGACAGGACTTGCACCTGTGACCTCCTGGTTATGAGCCAGGCGAGCTGCTTCTGCTCCACCGCTGCACATTGGCTAAAGCCAAACGAAAAAGCCGCTCCAGTCACCTGGGCGGCTTAAGAATTTAGGGTGCAAAAAACTTTGGGCGGGAAGGCGTGAACCTCTTCCCTAAAGGCCCGCAGACAACCCGTTCAAGTGAACGTCCTCTGGCAGGCGGCCCAAATCACTGTGCGAAGGTTACGCCGCATCTCTCTCTGATGCAATAGCCTCGACTTTGCCGGGCTCCATTTCCACAGGCGTCAGCCGTCCGAATAGTGATGTCATCACCGTCAGCATGCCGCGACCAGTCACGTTCGTTATCTCGCCGGCGAACGTGGCGAATGGACCATCATTGATCTTGACCTTAAGGCCGACCGGGAATTTGATCTTGGTCGTTTCCTTCTTGGTCTTGCCGATTTCGCGCCGATAGAGCTTGCCTGCAGTGGTTTCGTCAAACAGGTGCTGGGCCTCTGCTTCCATGATGGCTTGGAGCTTTTCGACTTCGCTGAAGCTCCTGGCGCCCGCCTTGTGGGTGCTCAGCGGCGCCGGACGCCCATTGACGCCAAGGATGCACTCAACGCCGTCGCAGGAACGGATCACACCCCATGGGACTTCATCGGTGCAGAGCGCGCCAGTGTTCACAAACAGATAGCGCGGTACCATGCGGCGCTCGTGAATGATGGCCTTGTTCTTTCGGCGATTCCACTTCTCGAACCGCTGCCATGGGGCATAGGTACCGAATCCGGCGCGGCGCAGGTTCTCTTCGGCCTTATCCTCGCACTTGATGTTTGTCCGGACGACGTACCAAGCCATAGTCTATGCCCCTTTGGTGGTGGTGTTGGATTTGATTTCAGCCGCATATGCAGCCCATGCGTTGAGTGTCAGCAGGATCGCCTCTGCCCGATCAAGCTTGGTTTCCATGCTCTTCTCGTTGGTGGATTTGACACCATCGGCCACCAGGCGCGCGAAACTGTCCCGGATGGTCGTGGCGAATTCGATCTGGTCGGAAAGCGGAACATTCATGGCCGATCACGCTGATCGAGCGCGCTCCTGCCGGATGGAGGATCGCCCATCAGCGTGGCAGTGACGTATTCCGCACGGCTGGCGCATCGCCGCTCCGATGGTGCTGGAACTAGCTTTGGTGGGGCAGAGATCGACAGATTGGATATCCTGTTCTGAACTGATACCCTGGTACGGCCCAGCACTGGCGCGATCGCTGCTGCACCGTAGCCGGCGGCGCGCATTTCGATGATCACCGTCGTCTCAGCTTCGGTCCATTCCTTGCTGCCGGGCCTCATGCCGCACCTGCCTGCACGAGGGTCTTGTATTCCACCCAGCTTTCAGGCCCGCGCGCTGCATTGCAGGTACGACAGGCAAGCGCCAAATTGTCGAGGCGGCTGCTACCGCCGTCAGCACGGCGCTGCAGATGCTCAATCGTGGCCATGCGGGGATGCTGGTCTTTTACAATTGCCCGCTTATGCTTGCCATTTTCTGGCATCACCAAGACGCATCCGCAGTAGCAGCATTTGCCGCTCTGGGCCGCGTGCAGCGAAATGCGGGCCGAAGCGCGCTGCCTTGGGTTCATAAATCCACTCATACTGATGCCCTCGCCTGCTCGATTTCCTCGACGCGGAATGTCGCCTTGCCGCTGTTGCCAACCATGACGGCCTTGCCGCGCATGTTCTGGACGGCGATGAAGTCGGGATGATCCGATGCCAGAACGACCAAGCCATTTGCTGCCGGCGGTACCGGGTCGGATTTGAGCGGAACGGTCAGCGCGGCGATCCATGCCCCTGACCTGATCCACTTGCCCAGACCGGTGCGGAATTCCAGCTGGCTTTCTGGGGTGGCGTTACGCTGTTCGCTGTCCTCGATGTGCCATTGGCGATATCGCTTCGCCGCGATCAGCAGTCGGGACTGCCCAGCGTGATCCAGCTCATCGAAAGCCGACTGGGCGTCTCGCCGGTTGGTGAGCTTGCGGCGAGGAAACACTTCCCAGACATCATCGAGCGAAACGCTCGCTTGCCCGTTACCGGTTAGATTACTGGTTAACTTACTGGTTAGTGTCTCACAGCTCTGAGACACGGCTTTTGCCGTTTTTGAGACACGGGAAACGTCACTTTTGAGACACGGAACGGCATTTTCTACCGTGTCCAATCCTGAGACACGGCCCTCAACATGTAGTGGTTCGAAGTCCTTTTCGAACGCTAGGCGATAGCGCGTCGGGAGTTGCCTGCGTGTATCGGGATCGACCTGCTGGTCACGCCGAATGATGCCGGATTGCTCCAGTTCGGTCAGAATGCGATTGACCGATGCGCGGCTAACCTCAGCCTCGCCGGCCAGGTATTCTTGCGTTGGAAAGCAGCCGTTCACCGGGTTGTGACAGTCGGCCAGATGCCACAGCACGATCTTGGCGATCGGCCGCAAGCCCTTCTGCTTGACTGCCCAGTTGGTGGCTTCGTGGCTCATAGACCCGCCGCCTCCAGCGTCTTGCGAGCGCCAGAACGAGCCTTGGCGATGATTGCCATGC